CGTGCAGGGATTGTGAGGATTACCAACCTCTCGGGTTGGACTCACTGGGCTTGCGCCCCTCAGTCTCATGACTCTTTGCCCACTTGTCAGCAGCGTCAGGGAAGTGTCCGGAAATACCTTCCAATTGGCTCCTTACAGGGGAGATCATGCGTAGCGACTTGCCGTGACACTCCGAGCAGTTACCGACTTTCACCTCATGGTGAACCAGTTTCTCTTCGACGTGTTGGCACTTGTCACATTTAAAATCAAATAGTATCAGCATCTGGGTCTCCGAGTGAGTCGAGGATACTGTCCTCTTCTATCTGCCGCTCCTGTGCTTCATAGCCCAGTCGAACGTAGTTCTCGTAGCCCAACACTGACCGAAGCTGTTGGATCTGTCCTCGTGCGAATTGCCACTGGTCGTTGGTGATGGCTCCGTCGGGGGCCGCCTTGACTATGGCTTGTTCCAGCTCTTCGGTCCCTTTGATAAAGAGGGCCCAGCCGTCGCTAGTGAACATGTCTATTAAGTCTTCGAATGTCTTTTGGTCCATTGTTGCTACTCCTTGTCCCTTTCGGGGGGTTAGTGTGCGGGGGTTCCGCGTTTAAAGGTCTTATGTTTGTAGTACCAGTTAACGGCGAAGGTGGCCACGGCGATTACTAAGCCGATGATCACACCCCACTCGTTAACTGTGAGTCCTGATATTACTGTTACAGCCGAGGCCACATATGTTACCTCCGAGGTTGAGTCAAGAAGGGTCCGTGTCATGACCGACCCCCCTTCCGTAGTGCGACTGCCGTCTTCCGCATGTCAGACCTCTCGGCCCCCTGCATCTGTACGGCTGTGACTAGACTGTCCTGCTCCTGTCCCGCCAAATCAATCTTCGCTTTCACGAACACCTTCTGACGTTCCAGTTCCAGCTCAGCCTGCATCAGCTTCAGCTTCTCTATGTCCACCATCAACTCCTTGTTGAAGTGGTCATCCTTCAGCTTCAGCTTCGCCTGCTCCAGCTTCGCTTCGATCTCGATCTCCTTCATCTTGATCTGTACGAGCGGGTCTTGCGGAGGCTGCGCCTGCTTCTGTAAGCTCTGCTTCATCATCTGGTCGATGATCTGTAGCATCTCGTCCCTATTACTGATTACACTGTGTTCGAAGATCCCCTTCAAGAGCATCCAGAAAGCAGGTGACTCAGCCGGAACGGTCTTCATCATGTTAGCCAGCGACTGCTGCTCCAGCTCACGAGCCACTATGCCAAGTGTTGAGGAGACGTTGAACGTCAAGTCCTGCACTTCGTAGCGGTCGGGAGCGAACTGCATCATTCGCCATGCTGCCTTGTGTATAAACGGGCGCGTGAACCTGCGCTCGATGTTGGCCAGTGTACGCTTGCTGCGCTTGATAGCCCCACCCATGATCATCGACATACCACCAGAGGTGGCGTTCCGTTGATTGTCCGCGGTGCTCACTGCACTGTCCATTGACCCCGTGCCCATCTGAACCTGCCTCTCCAGATCAGCACTCTGGCTGAAGGTGGAGGGGTTCACCTGTCCGAAGTTAAACGGCTTCAGAATCTCGTCCGGGTTGCCGTTGGTGAAGATGTTCTTGCCGGGGGCAATCTTAAAGTCGGTCCCACGAGCCAGCCGCGTAGCATCCATTGCCATCATCGGGTGGATCGAGAGAGCCATTGCATCGATACGGCCACGTGCTTCAGCGTCCAGCGCCTTCTGCGGGTTGTAGCCCTTCTCTGCTACGCCACGTCCCCAGAACCTGTTGGGTACAGTGTCGTGCTGGTACGCTAGGAAGCAGCGGTCACCCATAACGTAGGGGTTTTCAACCGCCCTTAACAGGGTCGTACCGTTCGCGATAGAGACAATAGCCTCCACCATTACTTCTTCGTCGTCGGAGACATACTCTTCCGGGTTACCCTCGTCGTCCTCGTATGCCAGCCCCTCTAGGAGATGCTTGGGTACGAAGCCGTGGTACTCAACGAGTAACACCTTGTCGTCTTCCTTGGCCGTCAGGCTGTCGAGGTTCTTCTCGCCGCTGACTGTGCTGTCGGTGTAGCCTGACAAGGCTGTGTCCCGGTAGGTGCCGGAGGTCTGCTTCATCTCGATGTCGTGCTTAGGCACGTCAGTGATGTGGGCCATGCCCAATGCATCCTCGATCCTACGAGCCGTCGGGTCGATTACGAACTCCTTCGGGTGGACGGGCTTGAGGCCGACGCGTACAACGCTAGTCTCCTCATAACCGGCCTGAGTCACCTCAGTGTCGCCGATAGCCTTTGCTACGATCTTGCGGTCAACCCGCTCCTCCAGTACGATCTTGCCAATGCCGGTGCCGTAGATGGCCCCGTTCAGGTAAATCTCGGAGATGGAAGACTCTACGTCCTCCTTGTTGAAGTCTTCGTCAAGCTGGTCACGCCACATCTGGATGTCCGCATGAACCTCGTCACCGAAGTTGTCGTCGACATCAAACCACTTGCCTGTACCGAAGGTGGCTTCTTCCAGCTCAGCTACAGCAGACTCAATGGCCTGCGCGAGAGCGGGGGTGATGATCTTGGAGCGCTCTGTGTCACGGGACTTGTCTTCCGCCTTCCAGATACCGCGCCAGAGACGGTAGTACTCGTCCCACTTGGCGTCGTAGTTCTGCTTGCGGTGGTCTTCCCACTCACTCACGCGCGTCATGACCCAGCTCACAATAGATTTGCTGGCCACGGGCTCGCGATGCTGGTCTACAGCGCCTTCCTTGGTGTTAACGATGATATCGGTCCGTGCCATATTAGTATCCGCTCCAGCTATCTAGGGGCTCGTATGTGTCTTCAATCCAGCCGTGATCGTAGATCGCCGTGCTGATTTGGTCGATGTAGGCCAAGCTGTCCGGGCCATCATCGTGAGCTAGGGGGTTCGGGAAGTCCAAGAGCTGATCAGTCAGCCACTTGTTCCACGGCTGGTCGGCCTTCATCACGATCTTCCCGTTCTGAAAGCGGCCTTGCAGCGCCCATAAGATTCTCTCTGTCTTCTTCTGGCCCCCGTGCGTCAGGGGCTCAATGCGAGGGTATGAGTTCAACCTCCGCATCTGGTCCTCTAGGTAGGGCATGATCGCATTCTTCAGCGAGCCCTGCTCTATCCCCACGACGGCTGCCCTGTGCTGCTGGGCGGCTCGGATGATCTGGAGAGACGTCTCTCGCACACCCCACCGGCCGTGGATCATGTCATGTATAAACCAGCCCTCGGGGCCGACATCCACCACGGAGATACTGCACTCGTCCAGCCGCTTGATCTGCGACTTGACCATACCCTCTCCCTTGCCGAAGCCTGCCGGGTCAACCGCGATGTACGTGGTGCCGGGGGCCCGGGGGGCGTCTGCGTACAGGAACTCGTGGGCCTTGAACGCACCACCACCAGAAGCGGTGAAGCTGGCCTCGAACTCCTGTCGGAAGGCGTCTGCACTCATTTTGCTCCGAGCCATCTCCAGCTCTTCCGGGCTGATGATGGGGTTGTCAAGACTGTTGAAGTGGAACGCTTCCATATCTACTTGCTTGGAACTGGCCGCCTCTATCCATAAATCGTAGAAGTGGTTCTTGCCCGACGGGGTCCCGATGAACAGGGCGTCCCCGCGTGCGTCGGCGAGTGCGGGCTGAATGATCAGGTCCCACACCTCCGGCTTCATAAAGGCATACTCGTCCATGACGACGTATGCGAGAGACACACCGCGAAGTGTGTCAGGACGGTCTGAGCCTTTTAACTTAATGGTCCGACCGTTGATCAGTGTCATCGTAGAGGTGTTCTCGTGAACAGCCTGTATGATTGAGGACGGGGTGCCCCACCCTCCCAGATCCTTCAGTACGCCCCAGATGATGTCTCGGGCCTGCTGGTATGTAGGTGCCACGTACCATACCTCCTTACCTCGGAGGTTGATTCCGTAGCGGTTCTCTTCCTTCAACGCTTCGATCAGTAGGATTACCGCGGACAGGTAGGACTTACCAGCCCTTCGTCCTGCCGCGCATACCTTGTATCTTGCCGTGCTCTGGAATACTTCCCGTTGCTTGGCATGTAGGTTGAAGTTAAGTTCCATATTAGTCTTCTGTTAAGATGCAACCTAGGGCTGCGAGATCGTGAGGTGTTACCTCTAGGGTGTCGGGGAGAGACGCCATTGCTATGGGCTCCACCTCAACCTCTATTTCAGACTCCATCAGCTCCGTGTAGGCGGCGTTGAAGGCTTCAAAGTTCTCCGTAGAGATAGCAATGGTGCCGGGCTTCTCACCCTCTGTACCATATTCATCAAAGATGTCCTTACGATTCTTCTCGAATGCCTCGACAACATTCGCCAACTCCTTTGTAACCCTTGTCACTTTAACGGCCAGCGGGAGGGTCATCTTGTTATCAGAGAAAGAGGTCAGGGCCTTGTGGGCTGTGATTATCTCAATAGTTGTCAGTTTCATTTATGTTTTACCTGTTGTGGTTATCCTAATTTAGTAGCCTTGATCCAGCTACCAGCTTTTACGTAAACTGCTGTGGCGTTAGAGGTATTCTGCGCCCACTGAAAGGTGAATGCCCCGCCTGTACCACCAGTCTGGGCAACCCCATCTAGACTAATATAGAATGGGTACGAGGAGCCTATGCCTGTTATCTCTGTCAGTCCAGTAGCCATTGACAGTGTAGTACCTGAAATTCCCTCACTGTATGTCCCACTAATCCCATACGTCCCATCTGGCTCATTCATTGCCATTTTGAGTCCGGGGGTTCCGCTAGCTGTCTCAACGATAACCAGCATCTCAATACGATACGTTGTATTAGCCGCCAGTGTCACGGTGAGGTCATCATCATCCTGAAGCGTGGTGCTTGAGGTGACTGACTCGTCACTTGTCTTAAAGGCGAAGAGGCCAGAATCAATATGATTACCGGCACTGCCTATGATACTGCCAGCGAACGTAGCGTCCTGGCTAGCGTCTAATGTGAGGGCTACAGCGATCCCGCCAGTAGTTGCCACGCCACCGGTCTGAAGCTGAATTATCCCCGTTTCGGTGAGCGCGATATGAGAAGCAGCCTGAGTATTATCGGAGGCGTATTTCCGAACGTTCATCGTTTTAGCCGTACCAGCGTTGTAAACGATGCCTTCAGCGCCATCTGGGCTTCTGAACCAGAGGTGTGAGTTCTGCGTATTTGCAGTAGACGTTAAGTACATCGAAGGCGAAGCGTAGCCTACATTTAACCAACCACCGAACGTAGCGTTCTGGCTAGCGTCTAAGGTGAGGGCGTTTACATTAGCGCCTGTACGTAGGTAAATACCGCTGCCCGCTACATTGCCAGCATCAATGTAAACCCGTCCGAGAAGCCCACTCTCATTACCATAGAGCTGAAGGAGAGCACCTCTCGTAGAGCCAATACCCCCGCCGCCGGAGATTTGTGT